AAGAAATACCAATTACTACTTATCTGTACACAAGAAACAGTTTCACCCACGAGTGGCATAAATACCATATGTGGGTCTAATGGTCTAACTATTCTACTGATAAGATCAGTATATTTGGTATCGAGTGCAGATATTTTTACTCTAATAGTACCATAATGTATTGGGTTAGCTTTTTGTGGTTGTATTTTTTGTCCAGACTCATCATAAATGTTAGATAAACCAACATCTTTTATTATTACTCTATCGTCAAGATAAACTTTTACAACCTCAGCCTCATACCAATTGAGTCCTGTGTTCATAATTTAGTTTCCGATACTTGGTATTTTTGTTTCAACCTTGTTTTGTAATTCATCACTCTTTTCTTGTATATCATTTGCTACACTTTCGAGTGAACCTAATAACTGTTCTTTCTCTTCTTCAGATAATCCAAACTCAGCCTCAGCACCTTTTGAATCAGAACTTGCTAATCGTTGTACGATTGCAGCAATCTTTACTAATTGTTCATCATTCTTTACATTGATTTCTAAATACTCTTTCAACATAGGAATTATTTGAACTGCAGTATCACCATCCTTGATAAAACCAACCACTTCTTTCATCAGTACATCAAGTTGTGTTCTGTTTTTTTCTGTATTTTCATAAATGTCTTTGAACAAATCCGATAAGGATTTTCCCTCAAAAACTTCAAAGTCTATTGCCATTTTGGTTACCTGTTGAATTATTGTTAATAAATAGTGAAAACCCGCATTTGTCCTATAAATTCCATATATATTATAGTTATTATAGACCCTTTTTTAGTTTGAGGGGTCCAAGTTGCTAAAAACAAACGGGAGTAAACAAATGAAAGAGCTAATAACAGATGTAAAGGGATGGGTAGATGACATTGCTCATTTACTTATATCTTTTGTAGCCATTGGTGCTGTTGGTGAAGTCATCTTCGGAACAGGTATCTTTGGTGTCAATGTTATTGGAAATCTAACATCTATTATCAGTAGGTTCGGCGAGTCGGGTTTCGCTGGGCTTGTCGCACTATTGGTGTTGGTGGGTTTGTTCCGTAAATAGGCATAATGGAACATAAGATTACTAGCCTATGGTAATCTTAGAAACTAAAAAGGGGGAAGATATTCCCCCTTTTTTTATTTAGAAAAGTGTATTATATGTCACTTGTGAATTACTCGATGACCTTTCTTGAATTATAGAACCTGTATAGTTCAAATCAATTCCACCATACTTGGAATATTCCCAATATAGTTTTTTGAAATGTTTCTTCATTACATTTACAACTCTTGTAATGTGTTGTGTTTTTGCAGATGTCATTTCACGAATCATCAAATATAATGCCTTCTTGTTGAAGTTCTCGATGAATTTTCTTCTACGAATAAGTTCCAATACAGAATCAGCAACCTTTATATCTTTTGGTTTTTTGAAGATTCTATTTAGATTCTTTTCCCAATATTCAAGTAACTCTTCAGTAAATTCATCATTCAATAAGTTAGAACTACTTGAGGAATCAGCCTTATGTTCATTCCATAGATTCCTACCATACTCAACAGCCTTTTCATCTTTGTGTTGTTTGTATCTTTTGTAGTTATTATTGTTGTGAAGAATCAAATAGTTCTTTGCAACAATACTGAAGTAAGAAAAAGCCTTACCTTTTCCTTCTTTGAATTTATGTATATTACTTACAAGATTAGAAACAACTTCGTGTTTTACATCTTCACTCGATACATCAAAATAATAAAACTTGAATGTATGAATAAGATTTTCTGCGAGTTTCTCAAAAGCAAATCTGATGTGTTCATTATAAATTGTATTCCTCAGATTTGGGTCTGTTGAATTATTATAACGAATGATTGCTTTTTCCGTTCCATCGTGGAAGTACATATTCTTTTTACTTTTTTTACGAGGCATTTATATTATCTCCCTTTGTGTATTTTTCTAATTTCCTTAGAGAAGTTTTTATCGTTCTCCAAATCGTTCCAACTTCATCATCAGCAGCAAATCCACCCGATGAGTCTGCTTCTGTGATTTCGTTCTCTACTTGTTGTAAATCATTTTCAAGGTCTACCAACCAATCTTCTAACTTCTCATTCTTTCTCATCAAGTTTATTGAACTATAGATGAAAGCTGAGTTTGTTATTATTAGTAAACCTAAGATATAATTTACGAATGGTAATTCTATCATTTCTCCATATCTCCGAATAGTTCATCAAATAAATCGTTAGCACCTTTTGTCACAACTTTTTCTTCTTTTTCTACTTTCTTCACTTCTTTAGCAACAACTTGTTTGATGTTTTTTGTTATTTTCTCTTCTCCTCTTTTCCACATATCGTATTCAATGTGAGTGGCCATAGAGTCTGCCTGATGTAATATATAAGCAATATTACTTTTGAGTTGTCTATCAGGAGAATATCCAATGTAATAAGGTTTGTTAGCCTCTTCATAAAGTCCATCAGTAAGTCTCAAACCAATGTATTCATTCTCTGTCAATGGTATCCCAAAGTGTTGTAATAAGAACAATGCCCTATCAGTAACAGTCATAAATTGTAAATCACCATTATGTGAAAATATTAGTCCTTGATTCTTACGATGCCAATCTGATTCATTTGGTGTGTAATATTCATTGTATAAATCACCAACTTTACCTAAGTCGTGGTGGATAGCCGCCATTGCCAATTCTTCGTCTGTGAAGTTTATTGTAGCACCTTTCTCTTCCCATTGTTGTTTGATAGATACTGCACATCTGTAAACATGCAAAACATGCTCAACATAACCACCGACATATGCATTATGGTAATGTTCTTTACCACTAGCTGGTGCGATAGACATTCTATCCTCAAAGTATTTATACATCTCTAAGAGTTTTTCTTTTCTCTCTCCATCGAATTCACCTTCAATCAACTGAATCAGTTCATTCCAATTATTTACTATTTGTTCTGGTGTCAATTGTTTCATTTGTTATTCTCCAATCTTCTTTTGTGAATCTTTGTATGCCTTTTTCATATTATATTTAAATTCTTTTATCATCCCAATGTTCTCACCATCACGACCTTGTGCCATCATTTCTTTTCTAATACTAACATACTCTGGCCATCTTGCCATTAATTTTTCGTGTTCCTTATTGTGGAACTCAGCATCTCTATATAGAGAACATCCACCATCTTGGTATGAACCCCAATGTGCTGAATATAAATCTGTTCTTCTGTTTGTGTAACCTCTTGTCAAATACTCTAACATAAAATTAGCGTCTTCTCCAACCTGACACCAATCCCAAAGTATTTCATCTCGTATTGGTTTTAATTTTTTACCATCGATACAATGCATAGAATTAAAAAATATATTATCTGCTATAGAACCTAATGGTGGTAAGTTTGTTCTCCTATGTCCTATATGTAATAAAGTTTCTTCCTTATCAAACCACTCATTAAACTGAGCAAACATTTCTACGAAGTCTCTATATTCCATTTTCCATTTGGACATTGGTTTACCATCTTCCTTCAATACATCAGGAATGTATACACCATTGATTCGTAAGTCACCATAGTACTTTCTATTTCTCCTATAAAAAATAACATCATCATCCCACATACAAAATCTCTGTTCATCAGCGTGGTATATAATTTCTTTCCTAACTTTTGAAATCCTATCAAGTTCATCAGGTAGTACTAAATATTCTGCATCATATTTGTATAAATCTTTTTCTCTTTCGTGTATTACAAAACAAACTTTTTCTCGTAATTGACTTGGTAGATTATCCCAAGTTACTTGTTCTTCTGGTCGTCCAAGTGTAGGTATATATATTTTATCAATCATCTAAAATGTCCATTAATTTTTTATCAAACGATTCTTCATAATATTCTAAAGGTTTAGTAACTTTCAAATACTTCTTTTTTATAGTTTTCGTTAGGTCTAATTTACGACTTTTTTTCCTTAAAGTCAAGCACTTTTTTACAATATCTTCAAAAGAATAACATCTTTGCCAATCTGTAGCAACTAATTTATTATCACAATCATAATCTTTCCAAACTAATGGAATCACATCACAAGCTACTGCCTCATTATATCTTGATGTAAAATGTTTTTCTTGACCTGGCCAGTTGAAACATAAAGTAGTATTACACTCTGCTATATATGGTAGAATCTTTGTCATATTTTTATCGAACTTATGTGTATATTTAAATCCATCAAAATAACCAATCATATTATTGGTAATATCACTTTCATTTATTTCTCTTAGTATCGTATGTCTTTCGTCTTTAGATTCTTTTCCAACAAACAATGGTTCAACAAATTTAGTTTTCAACTCACAACCCTCTGTTCCATACTTTACAATTTTACCATTTAAAAAATAATCCTTTACTTTATAATCCCTCGTATTTGAAGTCATATCAATCTTATATCTTTTTGATGTTCCCCAATATCCAAAATCTTTTTTCTTTGTTGTATCAAGATTTAATTTTCTAATGTTTAGATATTTTAGATGATGTATCCCACCTGGAAATTCACTCTCATCTAATCTATAAAATTTTAATTTAGGTATCATCTTAAATACTTTGTCTCTGTATAATTCTATCGTGTCTGCCTTATCACTTGATAATATAATAACCTTTCTTGGTTTGACATTTTCTAAAAGAGCTTCTCTCAAGTATTGTACCAATCCCCAAGTTCTACCCATTTGAAAATTAGAAATTCTACCATAGATATTATATGCAAATTCTGCTTCACTTGGTATAATCAACACATCAGAATCCGTAATTCTTTGATAGTCTCTGATACTATTTCTATTTTTCTCTCTTGATGGTAACGAACAATTATGTGTGTCTATCATATGTGGCCACCCATCATTCTTCTCAATAAAGTTATCCAATAGATGATACATAGAATCAACTATATGATTCAATGCTTCTCCTTTATAATATTCTGAACTTCGTAGTCTTGTAACTACTATTTTCCCACATTCCAAAATAATGCCCCTTCCGTTGCCTTTTCTTTTATGAAAGTCCACGCCTTACTATCATAAGTCAATGAACTTGGAAATGGTGGTCTTTCGTCTTTCTTACATTCTTGTTGGAATGTATATTTAGAACGAAATGTTTCTGCCCTACCCATCTCTTCTTCTGTTGTGTTGTGTCCAATCTGAACACCATATACTTTAGCGTCTGGCCAAGCATTCTGTAATCCTCTACTCAATACACCACTACTCATAACCGTCCACACCTCTTTAGGTTGGATGTCAAGACTCAATGCTGCACGAGTCATTGCTTCTATGATTATGGGATGGTCACCACCAAATGGAATAAGATGTGATTCAGTTTCCTCACAATAAACTCTGGCTTTGTGTTGTATGTTTGATAAGTATCCCATTGGAACTTGTATGATATTACAACCTAATTTTTCAGCCTCAATGGTTAGCCAAGTCTTCTCACCCTTTGGTACGGTTACGGTACATTTTCTACCCAAGTCGTGACAAGCATAAGCCAAAGATAATTGAGCGTATCCTTGTCGTGGTGAAGCATATACAAACTCTTTCACATCAGGTCTTGATGCAACATACATTGTGAATGCTCTTCGTTTAGTTCCACCATCAAGTAAGTCATCACGAACAACTCTGATACCATCAAACTCTTCCACGATTGGTATCGGTAACTTTACATCACACTTGATGTCATCATAACCATAATCTAAAAATTTAGACATACTTTGATTTTGCTCCTAATTTTTGATTATCTATTTTAGTATCAATATCAGTATTTGACTTTGTTGTTACTCCACCCCTATTGATACCAAATGAAAATGGTTCTCCGTGTGCTTTAGCATATACTTTAAATAAATCTTCAAATGAATTAATTTTATTACCATAAGAATCTAACATACTATTCTGTCTTGCAAGTTTTCTAAAATCCTTATCAGAGATAACTCTTTTCTTTTGTGTAATTCTAATCACACCTCTATCTAATAAATCTCCAATATCTTCAAGAAATCTTTTTCTAAATAATATTCTTCTCAACTTCCAATGTTTATTAGAACCCAATCTATTAAAGTATGAAGTTTCTGTATTCCATTTATCTTCGTCATCTAATTTTTCATCATACTCTTTTAATAAAACATCATCACAAATCCACTTTGAAAATTCTGTATAATCCATAACTTCAATTGGATTAACTGAAAAATCGTCCTTTTCCTTATCGGTCATTTTATCGACAACCGAATCTGGAACTAAACTTAGTGGTGAAAAATTTAAATCTTCAAACATATCCATTGGATTTTGTAAGTCATATCCAAATATAAAATAATCTAAAGCATTCTTTCTTTTCATTTTAAATTTAGCTTGACTATGATTATAAGATGTAAAACAATTTGCCCTAAAGTGGACAAGATTTTTGTGTGTCTCAATCCAATCAGGAAGTTTGTGATGATATTTATAAAGAACATCTCTAAATGTATCATCATCTGCAGAGTCTAATAAATGTGGATTATCAAGAAAAGTAAACTCTTCTTCTGCTAATAAAAAACCACCCATACGATTTTCACCACCATCACTAATCTTATCATTATAATAAGCGTCTCTTGGGTCAATTCCTTTAATAGTAAAGTCGTGTAAATACTTTTTGAATTGATTTGTTGCCATAGTGGTGAAGTTATCTTCTTCACCATTCCACATCAATGACTTTTTATAATTTGATAACTTACCTTGAATTGCATTTCTCAACTCAACTGGTTTGTTCTGGTCTTGATTATTATATCTCCAATATAAACCTTCTATCTGTGAGTAAAATGCATTTGTAACTATGTGTACTGATACATCTTGATTATCATATGACTCAACAAAATCCTTTGGAGCTGGATACTCGTATGTATAAGTCTTACCTTGTCGTTTATATAACTTTTTAGCTTTATCTTTATCACCACCACACTTAGATAAAAAACTTCTCCATTTATCTAATCTTATTTGTTTTGCATTAGGATGTATATAATAAACATCTCGTGAACCATTCTTTGTTGGTAAACTATCTTCATCTACTTTTATAACATCAGTTTGGTTTACAAAAGAATGAAAAGATTTGAAACCATACTGAGAAGTATTTGGTAAATCACCCTCATACCATTTCGTATTATTGGTTTCTCTATTCTGTCCATCAACAATAACATATGCGTATCCCCTTGAAATTAAGTCTTCACAATATTCTATTGTTTCTTGTGCTTCTCTAATACATACACCTCTAGCTATACAATCTTTTGCATATTGTAAATTACTCCGTAAATCATAAATCAGAAATACACTCTTCTTACCTTGAGCAACTGAAAAGAAATTTCCGTTGTGTCGGTTAGAATCCCAAGCTTCATCTGTTCTATTGAATCCCTTATCTTTAAAAAATATCGATTTGTGATTATATAGATTATAATAATTAAACTGAAATGGATTACCATCCAAATCTGTCAATTCTACACTATCGTGTTGTTCAATTTTTTCTGTTGGTAATAACATATTTTCTTATAAACTCTCCTTATAAATTACTAATAAATTCCCATACAAGTCAAGCTATTTTTTGTAAAAAACTAAAATAGGTTCAAACTTGAAATGTTGGT